GCGATGCTTTTAATCTCCAATTCTTCATAAATTTCTGCGAGCGACTTACCCGGTTTTAGTAATGCCATAAAGAGTCGATTCAATTGTGTGGCCGCAACATTGCTGTCCTTCGTTACAAGCGTTAATGTAGCCATAGTTCCAAAGAGGTCTTCCACGGTTACGTTAAGCGTTTTTGCGCTGGACGTAATCTGCGGAATGGCCTGAGCCAGAAACGCAAAATTCGTCTGGCCGAGTTCGTTGGTTTTGAACGACAGATCGGAAACGCGCTTGAGCATTGTAGCGCTCGTGTCATTATATGCAGTTGATACTTTGCTCAACAGATTGACGGAATCCGCCAAGGTCGTGTTCCCTGCGACCGCCGCTTCGGCTGCTACGCGCAACCTGCCGATAGTTTCTTCGCTGTCGCCGAATGCCGAAATGGTTTTTTCAAGCCCGTCCGCCACCTGACGCAGCGATAAGCCCGTATCTTTCGATATCTGTTTGACATCTATCGACAATCCGGCAACCCTGCCGATGCCTTCCGGCCCTAAGAGCAACAGGACGCGGGACATGTTCGACTCAAATTGCGCAGCCATTGCGACCGAGGCCGTCCGAACGGAGACATAGGCTGCCGCCGCAGTTTTTGCCGTTGATGTGAAAGCCCGCTGCGCTCTGCCCGCAAAGGACTCGACCGCACCAGCACTTGAATTCATGCCATGAATAAATTGACTGGTCTCGGCCCTAAGTGTTACCATAAGCGGTGCAAGCGTAGCCATTTATTTTGCCCTCAGATTCAAGCCATCATATCCGGGCAGCACGACCGCCGCCCCGGACAAATCTTCCGCTTTGTATTGGTACATGCCGAGTTGATGTTCTTGCAATTTCGTCAATCGCTTTCTTCAGTTGCGCACCTACACTTGCCTCAATTGGCCCTAAACTTGTCTGTACCGCCCGCCGCGCAAATCCACTTGCAGCAGTTCTCCGCGTACCATACTCCACGGCTAATTGTCGGCGGAGGTCGATTTTTGAGGACACGCCAGCCCAGGCGCTTGCTTCTGAAGCGTTTTCTTTGCCCGGAGCGTGGAAAATGGCGTCTTTAATATGGACACCCTTTTTGCGTTTCGGGTCATAAGGTGCATATAGACGCATCTTGTCGGCTACAATCTTTGCTGCCTTTAACAGCGCTTTCCGAGGCTCATCTAAACTGATGTCGGCACTGATCTTTTGAAGGCCGGCAATCAGTCGTTTATCGTTCACCGTTGCACCGAACAGTATTTGCGGTTTTCCAAACGCCGGATCGAACTTGCGGAAAGCTTCAGGCGTAAATCGCTCCACCTTCACGCGCTCGGCTTGACGTACCTTTTGCCGAAACTGTTCGAAATTGGCCGCCATATTATCGACTCTTTCCTGCCTGTGCGTCGCACCTGCCTGTCTGCCAGACAGGCGCAGACAGGTCTATCAGCTTGCCGCCCAGCAGAATGTTCAAACGCTCAATGCCGCGTGCAACACGCGCCTGTCGCTTCTCATCTTCGTCGTTATCCATCGTTCGCAACATGAAGTCCTCCAGCGCAAACGGTTCCGGCTTGCGTTTAGGATCTCTGTTGACGTTCGCTAGCAGCGTGGTCAGCTGCGTTATCGCAAGCTCCAATCGCTGCGTCCACAACCCCTCCCTCCGGCTCAAGGCCACCCATTCGCTGTATTCACGCGAGGACATCCGCGCTTGTAGTTCCGCGACCGTCGCCCCAAGCGCTTCAGCTAGCCGGAACCAGAATCTTCGTTGGGGACGGTCGGCAAGCTTTTTTCAAGTACCCCCTGCTCTTCTGGCGTGATACCGCTCAACCGCGCCGCGACTTTGTAAATCGTATCAAGCGCCGCCGCACTCTTCTCGCCCAGCCACGCCACGTCTTCGGCTGCGAATATGCGATTCCCATGCTCGTCAACAACGCACAATGCCACCAGCCGCGCCCTGGCGTTGACGAAATTAAAGTCCCGGTCGCGTCCGCTGCCCGTGTAACAGCTAGCGTCGAAGGCATCCCGTTGTTTGCCCGTCAGACCGCGCACGTTCACCCACGCGTCCCATTCCTGCACGTAGACGGCTTCTTGCAGGATGTCGTCCGTCGTCTTCAGCTTGTCTACATCCGACTTGCTCAGCACCTTCTTTTCGTCACTCATGCAGGCTCTCCTCCTCCCTGCCTGTGCGTCGCACCTGCCTGTCTGCCAGACAGGCGCAGACAGGTCTGTTTACACCAAGACTACTTGTCCTGTCAGCTTCAGCGTCACGTCCATCGTCAAGATGCCGCTCACCGGAGCGCCCGGCGACAGTCCGGTCACGAACGCTGCGAACGGTTGCGTGGTGTTTCCGCTGTCCGGCAGCACCAGTTTGAAATTAGTCTTCGTACCGTCCACGTACTTCTTGATCAACCCCGTGCTTGCGTCATGGGTCGCGCCGGTCGGCACGTAATTGACGGTGAACGTCACTTCGCCCGACCGCAGCACACTGACCACCACGTCTTCCCAACTTGCCGTGGAATCGTGCGTGGTCGCGTCGTGCGTGTCTCGCGCCAACGACGGCCCCGTAACGTCCAGCACTTCAGCGATGGTGGTAAAACTTTCCGGGGCGCCTCCATCGCCCATCTGTAACAGTGTGCCGTGAGAATCTATTGCGCCTGTAGCCATATCTGAGTCACCTCCTCTTGTTTGTTTCCGTTACGGCAACGACGGCAGTTTGATGACGGCGATGTGTATGTTCGCGTCACTGGCCTCGAAATGCAGTGTGCCGTCCGTCTGCGCCCACCCGTCCTTGGGGAACGGCCCGAAGTGCGCATATTTGCCTGCGCCGACGCTGTAGTCCGTAATGTCCCCTTTCCGGTTTTTGTCATCAACGACGCTGTCGAAAGTTACCGTCTGCGCTCCCGCGTCGTCGTTTCTGATCAGAATAATCTCGCGACCGGTCAGAGTAACCTCTTCCTTGTTTGCCGCATCCGCCGCGGTCCAGGTAAAATCCGCCGATTCGGCGGTCAACGGCGTGGCCGGATATTTGCCCGGCGGCTCCTGCGCAGTGTGACTTTGTCGCGCCATCAGTCATCTTCTCCTTCCGTTGTATTAACGTTTGTCTTCGCGCCTGCCTGTGCGTCGCACCTGCCTGTCTGCCAGACAGGCGCAGACAGACTCCTCGGCGGCTGCACCACCTGCTTCACAAGCGGTTTGCCGGTCGCGCTCAACACTCGCGTTTCAATCTCCTGCACTCGCGGCTCGTGTTGTTCCGCGATATGCTCCAGTATCTTCCGAAACTCCAGCGTAGCGTAAGGACACATTTTGCAAACGTAATTGTCCTTGTTACCCCACTTCTTTACCTCGTACATTTGACCGCCATTATTGTTCTCCGTCATTCTACCGCCTCCTCATGTCGAATCTGGAATTCGAGCAAGTTACGGTACATCACCTGATTTGCTATATTCGGTTCCGCGTCGGCCATCTCGTTCATCGACTGCGCCGACGTAACTACCGTGTCCCCCATCTTGCCGGGGAACCCGTCCACGCCTATCCGCACCTGGTCGGCCAACGTAACCGCGCCCTCGGCGGTCTTGTCCCAACACGCTATCTGCACCAACCGAACCGCCGCGCCCGACGGCCCACTGTGCGAGTGAACTCGCATCGTGCTTATCACCTGGTAGACTATCGCAGGCACGGGCGCGTCCGGCGGCATTATGCGGTTCCAGACGCTGTCGCCCGCAGCCGTGTTCAGGTCTCGCAGGTACTTCCCTAATCCGCCTTCAAACGACATATCTTCACTTCGCTTGTTCAAACAGTTTAGCATTGCGGGTCATTACACTTGCTCCCTTGCCAACATCACCAATTCCACGTTCCGCTCGTCCGTGTTCAGCACCGCTCGCACGTCGAATGTTCGATCGCCGAACAATACCCGACTGCTCGGCTTCAGGCCGGCCAGGGCGCTCTGGTATCGTATCGTGATTTGGTGGGTTGTCTCGGCCACAAGTTGCTGCGCCCGCACGAGCTCCACGCCCGACAGCGGTTTGATCTCGGCCCAAGCGTCAACCGGGGAATGATATGTGCCAATGAAACCGCCCGCTCCGTCCTTGCCTTGACCGGCGAAAGCCTCGATCTGCACCTTATGACGTAACCGTCCCGCGTTCACTATCTCGTCACCACCCGATCAGTCCACAGCAACCGCTGAACGACCGGTATCTTGTTCACAATGTTCCCGATGTTTATCGAGCCACGAATGTCGTACAGGTCGGCAATCTGAAGTTGCATCGCCGCAACGAAGTGCTCCGGCACGTCCGTCGATGCATCGCCGTGACCGCAGATGAACCGTATCCGCACAGGATTCATCGGCTGGAGCGTGGCGGTAGGCCACTGCTCCCCGTACTTCAGCACTACTCGACCCGGTATACTGTCCGTATCGACATCGTATTCCGTGGCCGACATGGTGTTTTCAGTACCGTCGCTGTCGGTGTAGTACACGCCCGTCACCGACTGCAACGGCGGTAGCGGTAGGTCGATGTAGTCTTTTGACGCCGGGAACTTCGACCAGTACGCATCCCAGGTCTGCGTTATCAGCGCTCGGCCCAGAAAGTTTTCAGTCTCCCGCCGAACCGCCGTTATCAGCAGACCGATGTAAGTGTCATCGTCGGTGTTACTTTCAACGATTCGCAGGTGAGTCTTCGCTTCCGCGACGCTTATCGGTTCAACGCTGGGCGGAGACACTATCGTTCTTGCCACCATCGGTCGTTACCTGATGTACAGGATTACTTTCCCGCCCTTCGCGTTTCCGGCGTTAGCGACTTTCAGTTCCAGCTTGTCGTCGATTGCCGTCGGCGATGCGTTCCCCGCGTTCCCGTCCGTGACCACCGGCACGACGTCGGTAGCCGTTGCGTTGGACAAGTTCGCGCCCAACCCCTGCAGCACGTCAAGCCCGTTATCGTCTTCGAGCGTTACGTCGTATTGGTCGGTCGGCTGGGTGCCGCCGCTGTCGGGTATGAAGCATACCCGCTCGATCTGTCCCGACAGATAGACCGTGTGCGTGCCACTCACGTCCCCGCTGGCGTCCGACGTCCAGTCTAACGTTACCTTGCTTACCGTCCGATGCAGTTGTTTGCTGATGCTGACAGAACCTGCCATTTATCGCGCCTCCCTTACCGCACCTGCACGACGCGCACCCAGTCGATGGACATGGACTTGGCCGCCGCTTCGCCGTTTCGAATCGCAAACGACACCGTCAACTCTTCATCATCCGGGATGTTGGTTGTGTGCGCCGTCGCCGCCGCGCCGTCAATATACGGCGTCACGCTCGTCACTCCGTCGCAGTAGAATCCTAGACGAACATAAGTATCGTCACCTGCATCGGACCCCGTGTCTGCCTCCGTCGCCGTGCCATCCTTTTCCGTGACAAAGTCGATGTTCGCGTCGCCGTCGTCCTTGCGGAAGTACACGCCGTCCGACATCGCAGCTATCAAGCTGGTGTCCGTGATGCAGAGTCCGGCGATGAAGTCGGACTCAGTGGCGTCGCTGACCTTCAGCCGCGTCTCAAACCACAATGGTTTGTTCGCGGCCAGTTTGAACGGTTCGCCGACAAGCTGGATTTGATCCATGTCATCGTCGGCGTCGTCATTAGTCAACTTCAATACTCCGCCGATGACGTTGTCAATGGCTTCAGATGCGTTGCCGCTTCCTGCTTCGGTCGTGCTTACCGTCCACCAGTCGGTCGAATACCGCATGAAGTCGTCAAAAAATTCGTATGCCCACAAAGGACTCGGACGCACAAGCGATGCAAGCTGCGTAATGTTGGCGACAGTTTGCGTTGCCCGCGGCACAGTCAGAAGATAAGTCGTGCCATCGTAGAATACCAGGTTACCGTTTTCCCATTTCGAATGTAGCGCCATGTGCTTGACTCCCTTTCCTTTCGGTCAAGCGCAGGACGGCCTTCCCGACCGCCTGCACATGCCGGTTGTTTTACCTGTCTGCGCCTGTCTGCGTGTGGCCACGCACAGGCAGATGCAACGCACAGGCAGGGTGGTGCGCGAGGCGAGCGTGCTCCAGCAAGAGGGCCTGCGGCCCGCCCCGCACACGTTTCGTTACGTTATCGCTGTCGGCGTGGTGTCCTCAGCATACCGCGAACCGCTCAACACCGCGACCGCGCTTGCCAGCGTTGCCGCTGACGGGTCAGTCATCTTCAGCACCAGGTACGGATACCCGTCTGTAAGCTGCGAGCCGTCGATAGAGATCACGTACGTCACGTTATCGTTCGTGCTCGTAGCGAAACCCGACGTTGTAGCCGACTGTTTGGTACTCAGCGTGTCGCCCGCCGCAGTAGTCTCTTTATAATACTGGAACGCTATCGCCGTGGTGTTGGAACCGGCGTTATCGTCGGACTCTTCGACGGTTACAGTGGACGCCGCGCCCGTCACGCCCAACGTCAAGATGATGTCAGCGTGAGCGTACTTGCCCAGGCTGAAGTAATCCGACGTCTGCGCCGAACCGTTGATGTCCACCGGCGGCAGGATGTTGACCACATGACAGTTTTCCGGGATTCTGAAGTTGTAAGCCATTCGTCGTCACCTCCCCGCCTACGACCGCGTGGCCAACGCCACAAACGGACTGACTGTAGCGCTGCCCTTGAACGGCGTGATAGCGCTGTTCAACATCGGCTGACCGTCCACCCGGTACACGAACCGGAACACGGTCTCGTCGTTCGTGAACTTCACGTGAATGCTCGACGCGCTCTGGATACCGCCCTTGTCGATCATCACGTACTGACTCAAGTCGGCAAAGATGATGTCGCCGACCGTGCCGAGCGTTGCGCACTGCTCAATCGGCACGATAGGCCGGCCAAGCAACGTCCCGTACGGTGCCTCCGATAGGCCGTTGTTGGGCACGAACACCGGCACGCCGCCCGTTCCGACTTTGTGATGCAACTGGAACAGTTGCGGCCAGGTGTCCTGATTGATGTACCACTCCGCTTTACTCAGGCTTCGCGGGTCCATACGGCTGTACATCTTTTCGATGTTCTCCGCCACGATGGTCGTGGCGGCCTGGCCCGTTTCTTTGGCTTGGCTCACCAAGGCGCCCGAATTAAGGATACCCAACGGCTGGCCCGCACCGGAACCGTTCACGATTCCGTCATCGAGTTTGAACCCGAACTCTTCCGCGAACCCCTGGCGGATAACCTCCTCCAGCGCCGCCGCGTCCTGCAACAGCTCGTCGGTGGCATACACCAGCCCGATCAGTTTCTTCAGGCTGAGCTCGACCTGGCGGAACTTCGGTTTGCTGGCCGTCTTGTCGCCAGCTTCGTCAAGCCAGTAGGCCCGGATGCCGCCCCACCGGGAACCGTCCGCGCGACTCGTTTCCTTGACGGCATTGACCTTCAGCCCGTTCGCAGTCGCGCTCACGGGTATTTTGCGAACTTTCCCGACCAGCAGCCCGGTCTCCCGCGTTACGTTCAGCAGTTCGGTTGCGAAGTCCGGCTGCACCAGGAACCCGCCTTCGCTCGGCACTGCCTCGCCGAGACCGGTTGCCGCGCGCATCTCCATCAGTCGCGGGTCAATCGTTCCGCCGGGCATTCCCGCCTGAACCACCGCCCGCAACTGTTCGCCGAACGACGTGAACTTCCGCCATTCCTCGCGACCTTCACCGTCGTCTTCGCTCGCCATACTGGCCGGAGGCGGTTCTACCTGCGACGCCGACCAATGACTCACGCTATCGGCCAACCGCCGTTCGTGCTGTATTTCGGCGTCCAGTTCATCCAGCCGGTCGAGCGCTTGCGTCATCTCTTCCCGCTCTTCCGGCGTCGGCGAACGTTCTTCTTTTTCGATTTCGGCCCGTCTACTCTTGAGTTTATCAAGCAGACCAGCCGCCTCGTTTTCGAGGACGTTTAACCTTCCCATTTACTTCTCCCTGCTTATCGTTTTCAGCTTGTTTGCCAACAGACGGATGCGACGTTGGTCAATCGCATCCCACAATGCGGCAACTTCCACCTCTTCACCGGCTTCCGAGTGTCCAGCCAGGGACGGCTCGTAAGTGGCTTCATCATGACCGATGCCGCTTTCTTCCAAGATTGACCGCGCCTCAACCCGGCTCAAAGCATAAGCCGGGAACGCTACCGGCGATATTTCCAGCAACGCCGCTTCCAAAACTTCGCGCAACGGCAATGAGCTTTCCCGGTCGCGCCAACGTTGCTTGATCGCCCGAAATCGGAACGACATTCCTTTGATGTCGCCGCGACTGACGGATACCGCCGCGTCCCGACCATACGTCGTATCCGGCAGGTCGACCTCAAACTCTATTCCCTTGTCGCTTTCTTCAGCTCTCAAAGTCCCCACGCTTCGCCTGCCGAGCGGCTGCCACGTGTTATGGCCCCACAACATCACAAGATCGCTTTCCTGCAAAGACTTTGTGAACGCTCCCGGTCGGATGATTTCGCGAAACACGCCGCCGATTTCCGCTTCGTTGTCATATATGACGGCTCGGCCTGTCAACTTGCCCGTCGAGTCCTCTTCGAGCTTTTCAATTTCGGCTTCCGACACAAATTCCCGCTGTTCGACCTGCCGTTCCTGGCGATTTCTCAAGGCCGCCGGTTCCAGGTCGGCGTCCCGGAGGTGTTTCGCAACGTGATTCCAGACGCCTTTTCTGTCCTCAGCCGGAATATCAGCCCCGCCCCGCGCTCCGTTGAGCACCGCAATCGTCGCCTGGCAAGCCTTCACGTTCGCTGCGCCCGGCGATCCGTCCGTACCGACTTCGTGATGCGGAAACTTCCAGGTACTCTTCGCGCCGACGTCGCCGTCTGGGTCACGCCAGGCGTATATCCGCCGGTAGTATCCTGCGTCCTGGTCTCCCTTGATGCGCTTGACGTTAGCCGCCGCGTCCCAGGGCTTGGTCGACACGGCGGTGCTGTGACTACCGACGGCGGCCCGCTCTTCGCCGTCTTCTTGTTCCCGTTTCTTCGTCTTGCCCTTTTCCCATTGCCCGTAACAGACGGCCACCCTCTGCTTGTTATCCGGCCACTCGTTCTTCATCACCGGGTCAATCATACACCGCCGAATAAACTCGTTTTCTTTTTCGCCTTTCTCAGGCGTTGGCAAAGGCATACTCTTTAGGCCTCCCTACCTGCCTGTGCGTTGCACCTGCCTGTCTGCCAGACAGGCGCAGACAGGTCTTCGACTCCACGTAGGACGCTATCTCTCGCACGGCTTCCCGCTCCGCCCTGGCTTCCGTCCATTCCGCCACGGCCAATCTTATCATTTCCTGCACGTCATCGGCAGGAGTCTCGGCTATCACCGACTCCAGTTCTCCAAGCGATTCCGCGACGTGCCGCTCCGCACAATCCTCAATCGAAGCATCGCCGTCTTTTTCAATCCAATCAAAATCTTCGACAATCCGGTTTTCCAGGCTTTCGTACACCGGCCATAATTGCGCCGCGATCGCCCGCCGAAGCTCAGCATAATAACCTTGCAGATACTCCTTGATTTCGGACGGAGTCCGGTTGCGCAGTTTCCCTTTCAACGCCGCTTCGATGTCGCTCCGCTCCCGCTTCAGCAGCCGTAGAAGCCGGTCGCTCAAAAGCGGCTTGTACGTACGCAACAACCGCGACTCGTATTCCCGCAGGTTGTCCCGCGCAGCTTCCGCCTCCGGCGGGACGGCGCCCGCTCCCGCCGGCACAAAGTTCATCGGCACGTAGGTCTTTTTGCCTGTCTCGTCAGGCAGCGGATTCATGTTTTCCAGCGCCCGGATTTCGTCACTCGTCACTGCTCCGATTTGCCAAAGCGTTTGGTAGAAGCTCGCCCGCGCCGCCACATCGCCCCGCAGCAGACCATCAACCAAGAACTCGCTGAAATATCGTCCACGTTCTTCTTCGGCGAACAACGCTCGCTGTGCCGACTGTTCGATACGCACAAGCCACGGTCGTAATGTGTGGACAACGAACTCAAGGCCTTGGTGCTCGATGTTGGAATAGGTCGCGTTGCGCAGTTGATTGACCATGTGCGCAGGGATGCGGTAGAACCCTGCAATCTGCGTGTCTTGAAATTCGCGGGTTTGAAGGAATTGCGCATCGTCAGGCGGTATTTGCGACGGAATGAAGTTCATCCCCTCCTCGAGTATCTTGAACTTGTGCGCGCCGGCGAGTCCCGCATCCTCTTCTTTGTTGAACTCAGTTTTCAGCCTTTTGTAAGCTGTGTCGCTCAGCGGTGCCGGGTGCGACAAGAAGCCCCTTTGCAATCCGCCTTGCCCAAACAGCCGCGCTCCCATCTCCCGCGCCGCCACCGCCAGACCGATCCCTTCCCGCGCCATCTGAATCGGCGACATGCCCACCAGGCCGTCCAGCGAGAACCACTTGACGTGCCAGATGTCTTGTGCAGCGAAAGTGTGCGCTTCACCCACGGTCGGCTGGTACTTGTAAACGATTTGCCATTTGCCCGCCAGTTGCGGTTTGACCAGTTCCGGTCGCAACGGCCATAAGCCAACTATGCGGCTCGTACCCTCGCGCTCGATGAACGAGTAAGCGTTACCCGTTCGTGCCACATTGCCTACCAGCAACTCCCGGAATTCGTAACTTGTCTGCACCCGATTAGGCTCGTAATGCAGCAGATGCCAAAGCGGATGTTCCGTCGCTTTCATCTTCCCGCCGTCGTCCGTCCGACGGTATACGAACCAGGGCAACGACGCTATCGTTTC